TCTTAGCTAATCTTAAATTAATTATTGGTGAAGCACGTGAGAAGTTTGGGACTATTGCTGGCCCGGGCGGAGGTACTAGCTTAAATGGTACGGCTATGAAGGCTGAGGGTAAAGCCGCAATGGAGCAATTGCTTGATGAATTAAAACGCTATGTGGATTACAGTCAACCATTAACTTGGGTACAAGGTTAACCTAATCTCTTTACTTTTTCATACTCTTGTAATATAATCACATTATGTTACAGGAGTTTTTTTATGATTATTGGTATCACAGGTCTAATCGGTTCTGGCAAAGACACAATTGCTGACTATCTCACAACTTATCACGGTTTCAAACGAATTAGCTTTGCGGCAAGTTTAAAAGACGCAGTTGCAAATGTGTTTGGTTGGGAACGTGAGTTGCTAGAAGGCACAACAAAAACAAGCAGAGAGTGGCGAGAGCAGGTAGATACTTGGTGGAGTAATCGTTTAGGTATGGAAATTACTCCTAGATGGGTATTACAATATTGGGGTACTGAAGTTTGCCGCAAAGGCTTTCATGAAGATATTTGGGTAGCTAGTTTAGAACATAAATTACTTTCAGCTAAAGATGATATCGTTATTACTGATTGTAGATTTCTTAACGAGGTCAATGCTATTAAAATGGCAGGTGGTTCTACAATACGAGTTTTTAGGGGCGAAAATCCAGAATGGTACGAATCAGCAGTAGCATTCAACAAAGGTCCAAACGGCAATATGAATTGGGCAATAAGCAGAAAAATGCTTGAAGAAAATAATGTTCATGCAAGTGAATACTCAAGTGTTGGAATTGATTACGACTATTATGTAGACAATAACGGTACTATTGATGAGTTACACAATACTATTCAACGTATTATTAATAATCAATCTCAAGGTCACCACGTTTCCAGTTAACTTCTTTTTTCTTAATTACCTCTACGCAATTTAAACATATACTGCGTAGGTTGGTGTGTAACGTATTTTCTAATTTGCCATCAATGTGAAATACTGTTATTTGACTAGGGAATAAACTTTTAAAACCACATAAGTCACATGTGGTTTTTTTCTTGTAGCCATTATTAGCCCAAGTTGATTTTCTAGGCTTTAAACTATTCTTTTTCCTACCGCATTCATCACATATACTCCTATAGTGAGTTATGCCATTACGTTTGTAATTAACGGCACACACGTTTTTATTGCATGAGTTGCAGATAGGTCTAGTCATAAACTATTTATTGCTATAACCTTCGAAGGCACGGTAATACCGTCTTTTTTATTTTTTTTAATAAATAATAGTATGCATTCAGGTTGTAAACCTCATAATCTTACATAAAAGGAAAAAATAAAATGGCATTAACATCACCAGGCGTAGAAGTAACGATTATTGACCAAAGTCAATATCTTCCAGCCGCAACAAGTTCAGTTCCGCTAGTAATCATTGCAACAGCACAGAACAAATCTAATCCTTCTGGTACTGGCGTAGCGCCAGGTACTACATTAGCTAATGCAGGCAAATTATATTTAGCATCAAGTCAAAAAGACTTAGTGGATACTTATGGTACACCATTCTTCTATACGACTACAAATGGTACACCAATTCAAGGTTATGAATTAAACGAATATGGTTTATTAGCCGCATACAGCGCATTGGGCGCTTCAAATCGTTGCTATGTACTACGTGCTGATATCGATTTAGCAAGTTTAGTTGGTACAACAAGTCGTCCAAGTGGCGCGCCCGATAACGGAACATATTGGTTAGATACCACATCTAGCACATGGGGCACATATGAATTCAATGCGTCTACTGGTCAATTTGAATTATACACTCCTATTGTTATCAGTGATTCAGCTCAATTGTCAGGTCAAGTACCTAAAAACTCTATTGGTAATATTGGAGATTATGCAGTAAATGCAATACCAATTCCAGCTAGCAGACCAAATTCATACGGTCAATATTTTTATAAAACTACAAATAACGTATGGGTAGTTCTTGGTTCAAGTGATTGGTGTAATGATTGGCCAGCAGTTCAAGCTGTAAATTCAGTTACTAATTTAACAGCAGGCAATACAATTACGTTCAATCTTAACAACTTGTTTACTTTTACAGTAGCAGTACCAGCAGGTCCTAATAACACACCTGCTGGTCTTGCAACTGCAATTAATGCTTTAGGTTATACATATATCAGAGCGGCTGTTAGTTCAAATAAATTAGTAATTTATTCTTCACAACCTGCACAGTCAACAGCTAGACCTTACTTACAAATTATTTCTGGTACAGGCACAGTGTTAGGAGATTTGGGAATAACTGCTGGCTACTATTATCAACCTGTAATTGCATACGGTACAGCGGCGCAAATGCCATTATGGAGTGCAAGTCAATCACAACCAGCGCCAACTGGTTCTGTATGGATTAAAGTTGGCAGTTCTGGTAACGGGTTAGTTCCAGTTGTATCAGAGTATTCATCATTAACTCAATCATGGAAAACATTAGCAACTCCTTTAGCTACTGCTGATTGGACAGTTGACGCTACATTAGATGCTACAGGTGGACAGGCAATTCCAGCAGGTTCTGTTTATGCACAATATGATTTTAATACAACTAGTTCTTCACCAGGATTTAATCAGGGTCCGGTATATTTATGGGAACGTTTAGCTACAGGTCCTACTGTAATTACAGGCACAACTACAAATTGGACATTAACTAGTATTGTTGGTAGCCCAACTACAATGGGAATTAGAGTAAGTATCCCTAGTTCATCTACACTAAGTGGCTTTTATAATATGAATATTGCCAACGGTATGACACCAACAACATTTGCAACATCATGGGCGGCTACTGGTGTACCTTACACAACATGTTCAGTTACTACAGACGGTGCTATTCAAATAACACATACTGCTGGTGGTGAAATTTTATTATATGACCAAATATTAAGTGGACCAAATCAAGGTATTCCAAGTGGTGTATTAGCACAAATTGGTATTGTTGCTAATACTACTACTGGTGTAAAATATGGTGTTTCACGTACACAAAACTTTACTGCACCTCAGGCTTCAACTTCAGGTACGGGTGTTAGTGGTTCAATATTTGTTTCACCACAATATGGTCAGTATGTACTAATTAATACTGGTGTCGTTGCTACAGGTACAGGTTATGCAGTTGGTGATACTATAACAGTTGCAGGTACTAGTTTAGGCGGAACAACTCCTGCAAATGACTTAGTAGTTGTAGTTTCTAGTGTAACAGCAGGAGCAATCAATGCGGTTACATATGTTAGCGGTACACCAAATCCACAACAGTACACAACACAATTGAGTAATTGGGTTCCATTAACATATACTGCTAACGAAGGTGCTCCAGTAGCATTACCAGTAGATATGCAAAATTGGTTCTACTCAGTTGTTGACCAAGTTGATATCATGGTTAACTACAATGGAGCCTGGAAAGGTTATCGTAACTTAAATTACGATAGTTCAGGTTTCCCATCAGCTACCGGTAGTAACACCACTGATCCAAATGGTCCTATTGTTTCTCCATCTGAGCCAACTACACAAAGTGATGGTACAGCTTTAGCATATGGTGATATTTGGATTGACACAAGCGATATAGAATTATATCCATTAATCAATCGTTGGCAATCAGTGAGCGGCTCAAATACATGGGTAAGACTAGATAATTCTGCATCAAATAGTTCTGCAGGTGTATTATTTGCTGATGCACGTTGGGGTACTTCAGGAAATATCAACCCAGTTGATGATCCTATCCCAACAATCACTAGCATGTTGACAAGTAACTATGTTGACTTAGACGCACCGGAAACAAGTCTATATCCAAATGGTGTATTATTGTTTAATACACGCCGTTCAGGATATGTTGTAAAACAATTTACAACAAATTATTTCACAAGTGCTAACTATCCTAATGCAGGTACATATAACCCGGCTGCACCAACTAACATTAATAACTTACCAGAGTTCAGTTATACATGGGTAACAGTAAGTGGTAATCAAACAGACGGTGCACCTTGGATGGGTAGATATGCTCAACGTAACATGGTAGTTAAATCATTGAGTAGTGTTGTTGACACAAATACAGATATTCGTGACGAAGACAACTTCTTTAACTTAATTGCATGTCCATACTACGAAGAACTACAACCTAATATGGTTGTGCTAAATGCAGACCGTGGTGACACAGGTTATATTCTTGGTGATACCCCAATGGGATTAAAAGCAAATGCAACAGCTATTCAAGCATGGGCAACTAATGCCGCAGGTGCCCCTAGAACTGACGAAGAAGGTTGTGTAACACGTGATACTTATTTGGGTCTATTCTATCCAAGTGGTTTGACTACTGACTTACAAGGTAACTTGGTTGCAGTACCCCCAAGTCACATGATGTTACGTACATTCTTAAGAAATGACAATATCAGTTATCCATGGTTAGCGGCTGCAGGTACACGCCGTGGTATTATTGATAACGCTACAAATATTGGTTACTTAGATAGAACAACAGGTGATTTCATCACTACTAAGACTAATATTGGCATACGTGATACATTGTATGTTAACTTTATTAATCCATTAGTGTTCTTCACTGGTGTTGGATTACTAAACTTTGGTAACAAAACAAGTTACAATTCATCAAGCGCATTAGATAGAACTAACGTTGCACGACTAATTGCTTATGTACGTAGACAATTAACATTGGCAGCAAGACCGTTCATATTTGAACCTAACGATGCATTAACACGTAATCAAATTGCAGGTGTCGTTCAAACATTGATGGTAGATTTAGTTGCTAAACGTGGTATCTATGACTATCTAGTTGTATGTGATGAAAGTAATAATACACCAGCCAGAATCGACAGAAATGAATTATGGATTGACGTTGCACTTGAACCAGTTAAGGCAGCAGAATTCATCTACATTCCAGTTAGAGTTCTAAACACAGGTGAGATAGCATCATTATAATAAACTAAGATGACCCCGAAAGGGGTTGTCTGTTTAGAATAAGATAAATAAGATTAACAGGAGATATATAAAATGGCAACAGCCTCACAATCATTGTACAACATGACAGTAGCATCTGATAACGCCGGCGGCAATCAGGGCTTATTAATGCCAAAACTACAATTCAGATTTAGAGTTAACTTTTTGAATTTTGGTACAGGCGGTGCAACAGTAGAATTGACTAAACAAGTAATTGATTGCTCAAGACCACAAGTACAGTTCCAAGAAATTACACTACCAATTTACAACTCAACCATGTATTTGGCAGGTAAAGCAACATGGCAAACATTGTCTATTAACATTCGTGATGATGCATCAGGAACAGTTTCTAAATTAATTGGTCAACAATTACAGAAACAAATGGACTTTGTTGAGCAAGCAAGTGCGGCAACTGGTCAAGATTATAAGTTTGAAACAAACATTGAAATCTTAGACGGTGGTAACGGAACAGCGGCACCAG